AATGGTACTAACACAATCTGGGTTTGGAAAACACCAATTAAAACTAACTTTAATGAAAGTGACCAAGAGAATAATTACACCGTTACAGATGGTGTTAACGCAATAAGAAAGGGTGTCAGTTTATTCACAGTAGGAGGTGGTGACATCACAGACTTACAAAACCTTGGTTGGGTAAAATCAAGATTATACCCAAATGTTGGTACTTTTGGTATGGTCGCAAAAAATCAAACACCATACTCAAGTTGGGTAACTAAAGCAAGTACACAAAATACAGACACAGGATTTTTTACTATAACACCATTTATTAGTGGACAAGGACCACAATTGTCATCAACGATTACACCGATTACTGCAACGCCAGCAACACCAACTAAACCATAAAAATAAACAATAATATATTTATAAATAAAAAACAATGAAAAAAATAATTAGATTAACAGAATCAGATCTTACAAGAATTGTAAGACGTGTGATTAAAGAACAACAATCTAAAGAGGATAGTTCTATTAAAGCAATAATGGATCAAGTCGCAGGAATTTTAAATGCACAAATAGATGCAAAAATTAAAACAGATCCTAAGTTCCCAAACATTAAATTATCTGTTGAAAGAAAATCTGATGCGACCGACACACATTATAAATTTAAATATGGTAATACACCTATAGGTGAAGCACAAAGAGTTTCGTCAATGTTAACATCTAACGGACCTCGTATTATTGGAAATAGTATAATACAAACGTTTAATATTAATTACAATAAAGAATTGCCAAGTAATTTACAACAATTACCCCAACCAGGACTTAAACAAGCCGTAAATACTTGGGTTGCACAATTTACAACACCAACAAAACCATAAAAATAAAACCCATCTTTTGATGGGTTTTTTGTTTTAAGAACTTTTCACGATTAGAAAGTCGGTGAATTTGGTTAATTCAATAAAGTTATCTGTGTTTGAGAACCAAGTTACTTGTTCGTTATTTATATCGGTATTAATAACCATCCAAATGTTATAACCTTCAATTAAAAACTTAACTAAGACAACACCATCCTTATCATCAAAGGTAATTTCACCCTCACTCAAAACAATGTTGTTTTTGATGTGTGTGAATGACTTGTTTGTTAAATCAATATTATATGTACTATTAACTTTTCTGTACTCATAGTCTAAACTGTCGTTGTTGATAAGATTAAAAACACTGGTGTCATAACCATATGTGTCAATAACACCGGACACCTCAATTTTAATAACTTGTGAATTAACAGAAGTTGTAAATAACAGACATAAAATAAAAATAATTGTTTTCATAATGTTTGGGTTTTAAATTATTAATACATCAAAGATATATATATTACTAAAACAAACGTAAATTTTAACATTTTTTAACAATTTGTCTTTTATATAAATATTTGAGAATGTTCCAGAACACAACAACATCTTTTTTCTTTATATAAAACAACCAACCATTATATTTATTAAATATGGCAAATGGTGTAACATATGGGATAAATTTTCCTTTTAGAGATTCTTTTAATGGACGTTATTTAGATTTATCTGACACTACGGATGAAGAAATTAGAACTGATTTAGTACATTTATTATTATCCAGAAAAGGAACAAGATATTTTTTACCAGACTTTGGTACGAGATTATATGAATATATTTTTGAACCATTAGACGGACCAACGTTTGCTGATGTTGAATCTGAAATTAGGGATTCTGTTGAAAAATACATACCTGGGATTCAGATTTTAAATATTGAAATTAAAGATGCTTCTGAGGGTGAAGAAAATAAAGGTACATTTATTAATTCACAAGGTGAACGAGAATATACGGTACAGGGTATTGGTGAAAAAGAACATACGGCAAGAATAAAAATAAATTATAGGGTAACAAATCAAGCGTTTGAAAGTACAGATTTTGTTATTATTAATATTTAATAATTATGGCAGAGAAAAAGATTTCATATACGGCTAGGGATTTCCAAACGATTAGAACGGAATTAATAAATTTTACACGAACGTATTATCCAGATTTAATCCAGAACTTTAATGATGCTGGTGTTTTTTCTGTTTTAATGGATTTGAACGCGGCGGTAACTGATAATTTACAATTCCAAATAGATAGAAGTATCCAAGAAACCGTATTACAATACGCACAACAAAAATCATCAATTTATAACATAGCAAGAACATACGGATTAAAAATCCCTGGTCAACGACCTTCTGTGGCGTTAGTTGATTTCTCAATTACAGTACCAGCCTTTGGTGATAAAGAAGATTTGAGATATTGTGGTATATTAAGACGAGGATCACAAGTATCTGGTGCTGGACAACCATTTGAAACGGTTTATGATATTGATTTTGCATCACCATTAAATGCCGAGGGATCACCAAATAGATTGAAAATACCAAATTTTGATTCAAATGGTAAGATTTTAAATTATACAATAACAAAAAGAGAGGTTGTTGTTAATGGAACAACAAAGGTATTTAAGAGAGTTATTACACCAAATGATGTAAAACCTTATTTTGAATTATTCTTACCAGAAAAAAATGTTTTGGGAATAACAAGTGTTTTATTAAAAGACGGTACACAATATACAACAATACCTGAACCACAAGAATTTCTTGGGTTGGATAACAGATGGTATGAAGTTAAAGCGTTAGCTGAAGACCGAGTATTCATTGAGGACCCAACAAAAGTGTCAGACCAACCTGGTGTTAAAGTAGGTAAATATATCACAACTAACACTAAGTTCATTAGTGAATACACACCAGAAGGTTATCTAAAAATGACATTTGGTGGTGGTAATGTTTCGACTGAAGAACAATTACGAGAATTTGCAAGAACTGGTAATTCATTTGACTTGAATAAGTACTCAAACAATCTAGCACTAGGTGCCGCGTTAAAATCAAACTCTACTTTGTTTATACAATACAGAATAGGTGGTGGACAATCAACAAACCTTGGATCAAATGTAATCACACAGATTGGTACCGTTTCATTTTTTGTCAATGGACCATCAGAAACAATCAATAAAAGTGTTATTAATACATTGAGATGTAATAACGTGACCGCTGCGATAGGAGGTGCGAACGCACCAACAACTGAAGACGTAAGGCAAATGGTTTCATTTAATTTTGCAGCACAAAACAGAGCGGTAACAATTAATGATTACGAATCAATAATAAAAACAATGCCGTCACAATTTGGTGCACCAGCAAAAGTTGCGATAACTGAAGAAAATAACAAGATAAAAGTTAAAATGTTATCTTATGATAGTAATGGTAATTTAACTGATACAATATCAAACACACTAAAAAGTAATTTATCAAATTATTTATCAAACTATAGAATGATAAATGATTATATCTCAATTGAGAGTGCAAACCCAATTGATCTATCTGTTGACGTTGACGTTGTCTTGGATGCAACACAAAACCAAGGTGCTATCATATCAAAATTAATTAATATTGTAACAACATTCTTTAGTCCAACAAATAGACAATTAGGTCAAAATGTTAATGTTTCAGAATTAAGACGAATTATCCAGAACGAAAATGGAATTGTAAGTATTTCGGATTTAAGGTTTTTCAATAAGGTTGGGGGTCAGTATTCTTCATATCAGACATCACAAAGGTATTCCGATTTATCAACAAAACAAATTGAATTAATAAATGATACGATATTTGCTGAACCAACACAAATTTATCAAATCAGATTCCCAAATAAGGATATTAATGTTAGGGTAATAAACTTAAAAAGTATAAATTTTTCATAATAAATAATATGTGATGAAAATAATAATAACTGAAAACCAATATAAACTAATCAAAGAAAACGTTTCTTTAAAAGAGAAGTTATTGGGTTTAATTAAAAAAGTTGGTTTTGAATCTGTTGTAAAGATTGTAGGATCCTTGGATAATTTATTTAAAATTTTTGACATCAAAGAACCGATGGACTTCTTAAATTTATTTAACGATCTGGAATCAGTTCAGAGCGAAGAACGTGAAGATTGGACGTTATATCGTTTTAAAAAAGGTCATAATTTTATGATTTACGATAGAAAAAATGAGGTTGTTTATATCAATTATTATGAAATTTGGTCAGTTTTGGAAGACAAATTTGGACTTAACTACTCTGAAACACAGGAACTTACAAAGAGATGGTTGGATGAGGTCTACAATTTAAG